CAATAGAACATACCAGCGTCATAAGGTGAAGTACCTTTGTAGCCAACTACATAGTAGTGAGCACTTGCTGAGTTTGCACTATATGGATCAATGTACACTTTAAATCTACCGTTAAGAACACCTGCAAAAGTATTACCTGTGTCATCAACATTTAGATTGTTGTTAAGAGCTGGAGTATAGTCTAATACACCTGCCATTTGTAAAGCACTAGCAACATCAGCTGAAGTAATGATAATGTTACCTTTACCTCTTCTTGTTCTTTGTGCGATTCTGTTGGCATCTCTTTCAAGGTTAAACATAAGACCTTTGAATCTTTCAACAGACCATCTGCCGTTAGAGTCAGTATCAAGGTCAAATACACCTGCTGTAGTCACATGACCTGCTGGTGAACCTTTTTCTGCGTTTGTGTAAATTGTTCTTACAACTTCTCTGTTGATTTCAGCTAAGATTTCAGCAGATAAGATATTTGCAAGTTCAGTTTCAGCGTCTAAACCATGGATTGCTTTTAAGTCTTGTGCAAGTTCCATAGTGTATTCTGCTTTAAGAGCTCTTGACTTAGCAGTCACAGTTGATTTCTCAATTGAGAATGCCATTTCAGCAAATGAATTACCACTTGCGTCACCTAATGCTTCAGCAGCCGCTGTAGTCATTGCTGTACCAGTTGTGTATGTTCCAGCAGGTGAGTCGTTAAGAACTTCAGGATTTGTTCCTGAATGAGCAGTTGATGAGAAACCATCAACAGATGAACCGGCTTTGTTTCTGCCAGAGAAATCTGTATCAGCTTCGTCAAATAACGCTTCTGTTCCGTCCTGTGCGTCATATCTGCTTCTCATAGCAAATATTAAACCAGTAGGACCAGTCATTGGTTGTACGCCAGCAATATCGTAAGCGATAAGGTTTGGCATAGCTCTTCTTACTAATGAAATCAAAATTGGATCCCAATTAGAAATAGAAGCACCAGTTGAGTTAGTTGGAGCAGCTTCGTTTAAGAAAGCAGCGTCCTCTTTCATTGCACGCTCTTGGTTTTCCAAGATTGTAGCAGTAACAGCTCGTCTGTAAGAATCACCGATTTTTGGTAAATCTGCGTGTTCTAGGACTGGCTGCCATTTTTTTTCGTGGGTTTCAGATAAGTACATATCTTCTTCTCTCCTCTATTAGATTTATTTCGACAACTTAATGTCTTTTGTTTTAGTAATAGCGGCGGTATAAGCAGCCATGCTTTTTGATAAATCTACATTTTCAGTTGATTCACCAACCGCTACATCATCAATGTCAGATGAAGCTTCTTTCTTAGCACCGAAATAAGACTCTTTAATTGTCTTAACCTTTGCTACAAAATCTTCTTCATTTGTATATTCAACCTCTTCGGCAAGTTTGTTGAATTTCTCCTTAGCAGTATCAGCTAAATCTTCGCTCATATCTTTTACAATAAGAGCTCTGTTTTTTTCTGATTTTACTTTGTTAAGTTCAACATTCTTTTCGATTTCTTCGTTAAGTTTCTTTTCTAACGATTCAATCTTTGAAGCTTGGTCTTCTAGTACATCATATTTTTCGTCTGGGACTGAAATATAATGCTCTTCAAAAAGTTTCTTCATACCAGAAATGAAATCTTCAGCAATTTCGCCTTTAATTCCACGCTCAAGAGCTAATTCGTTTTCTTTCATCCACTCTTCCACTACATATGCAAGGTAAGAGTCAACTTTTTCAACTAATTCGCTTTTTGCTTTTTCTGATTCTTCTTTAAGTTTTTCTTCGTATCCAGCGTGCATTTTCTTTTTAGCTTCTTTAACTTTTGAGTTAACAGCAGCTTCAAATATTGTTGCAGCCTTCGACTTAAATTCTTCGGACAAATCTTCGTCTTTGACTAAAGCGTCAACATCAGCTGAAACATCAATAGTTTCATCTTCAGTTTCTTCTTTTTTGTAAGAAGCTTTCATTGGCTCTTTCATATCTTTTTTCTTGTCCATGTCAGTTGCCATTTCTTTCTTCTCATCTTCGTCTTTAGACGCTTCTTTGATTTCCTCAGAACCTTCCTCGACAGTTTCGTCTTGCTCTTCTTTTAGTTTTGGCATTGCGTCAGCAGCACCAGCACTTTTTTGTTGAGCATCGCCTGAAACTGGCTTAACTTTTTTTGTTGCGTCAGGATTAGAATCTGTAGGTTTTGTTACCGCTGTTCCTAAATCCTCTGCCTCATTGCTAAGGTGAGTAGGTTCAGCCGCTACAGCATTCTTTTTCGGAGCGTCAGCTTGTGGGTTAGCACTCGCTTCAGTCACTTCTTTTTCCAACGCCTCAATCTTTGTTTCTGTTTCGGCCATTTGAGAAATCTCCTCTATTTTTTAATTAATTAAAAAACTCTCGTTTTTTGTACAATTATATTTATAAAACTAAAGTTTTTTAAGAAACGATTCAAAGACATTTAGCTTAACTTCGTCTAATTTTCTCTGTTTCGCTTCTCTTATTTGTTGTTTCCAGGCTTCGATATCCCTTTCCACAAGTTTACCATTGTCCCATACCCACTCTTTACTCTCCATAATTCCTTCTACGAAAGCGTCTGGAGCGCTTGGGTCTGCAACAATGTCAGCCGCCGTTGCAAGGTAAAAGTCATCTTTTACATAGTTTGCACCGTTACGCTGAATTATTGACCCCATACCACGACTTGAAACGCCCAATTGAGCGCCCTCATCTATAAGACCTTTTACAATCTTACCGTATGGTGTGTCCATAATTTTTGCCTCACCAATAAAATTAGCACCATCTGGAGTTAGAGATGTAATCATGTGTGATACTCTCTCTAAATTTACAGTTGGACCGTCTGGATGTCCTAACTCGCCAAAGGCTCTTTTCTTGTTGATGAATTCTCTATTGTATCTTGCCACTTCCTGTTCCAAAATTTGTTTTGGATACACTCTTCCATTTCTGTTCTTCAAATCTGATTGAAGAAAGATACCTTTAATTTTATATGATTTTTTTCCGCCAGTTTCTTCTACAAGATACTCTGCGTTTTGAATTTCTTCCGATATTAGTTTCATATGTTCTCTCTTTGTACTAACTATTTATAAGGTTTTTTACCTAAACTCTACAATAATCGTGTAATTATCACCGTTTGCAAAGTTTTTCGTTGATAATAGTACATCTCCTGTTGGTACTGTTGCGTTGTTTGGTATCTCATTACCAGCTGGTCTTAAATCCCAATAACCATTTCCTGACAATGATAATGCTGTTGCATTTGTTGTTCCGTCCCAAATCAATTCTACTGCTGACTTATTATTAGCAGTATTAATAGAATACCATATCTTACTAATTTTTCGATTGCCGTCTTCACTCATAAAAGTTAGCTCTGAAGCGTCAACCTTTTTAACTAATGTTTCGCCAGTACCATCTGAGCTGTTTGTCAACTTGACTACAAACTTAACTCCAGTTGTATCTGCGATTGTTTGTGTTGTTACTATATCTGCCATTACTTGTATCCCGCTTCTTTATGACATTCAATTACTAAATTATACTTTGTAACTGTGTCATCACTATTTAAAAATATATCGCCTATTGCGTCTTTAACTTTTACTTCATCTGGTTTAAGTCCATAATTACCTCTACCAGATATAATTACTTTTTTTGATGTGTCATTCTTAAAAAAGACTGTCACATTACCTGTACCTAAAATCTCATACTGCATATTTGCAATTGAAACTTTTGGTTCACTTGTTGCGTCTTTACTATTTACAACATCAACAAGCTTTTGTTGAAACTCACCACCAACACCATTAGAGTTTACAATAATTTTAAAGTTATCATCTACTAACTGTGTTGTTGATATAGTCACTTATTAACCTCTTGGCGAACCAACAGCACTTGCTTTTGAAGTTCCGCAAGTAATCTTGTCAGTAGTGCCTTTTTCTATAATTACTGTATCGCCATCTTCCAAGTAGAATTGACCTAATTGTGTGTCATCTGTATCTAATACTGTTCCTGTAACATCACCTGTAGCAGTTATTCTAACGAAGTGAGCATTACCAAATGTATTAGCGCTTGGATTAGTAACGACATCTCCTTTAACTATAAAAGTCTGTGCCATTTTATTCTCCTAATTGTTCTTCTAACTCTCTATCAAAATAATCGTAAAGAGTTTTTGTGTTAATATTATAATGTTCGGCGACCTTATCTACAGCGCCTTCAAAAGTTTTAATTATATCGTCTGTATTATCTTTAATATTTTCAAAGATTTCTTTTACTGCGTCTTTCATTTTTGGACTTAAAGACCTAAAAGAATCCGAGTCGATATATAAATCTCTTTCAACAATATTACTGAGCTTCAGTTTCGCCATTACCTGCAATCTCTATCTCAGCTTTACCGTCATTTGCCATATCAGCACTTGTCTGTACTTGGCCATCTTGTGTAAATGTACCTGGTTCAGCAATTTCTGGTTTAGGGTCACTAATTGGTTGTGCCTCAACTTTTCCATTAAACAAATTAGCCGCTAACTCTTGTCTTTTAGCGTCCAAGGCGTCACCCATTTTATCTCTTAATGCACTTTTAAATGCTTCGCCGGCGTCTGCATTGTTGCCAGCTTCCAAGTTGTCAATAAATGCTTTTGTATTTTCTGACATAATTTATCTCCTATAAAGTTGTATCTGTAACATCAGCGGTCGGAGCAGATATAATACCATCATCAATTTCTTTTTTGATTTGATTATCAATATCTTCAATCTCTCTTTCGTTTTGTTTCAGAATGTTTTTTCTCACATATTCTACTGAATAAAACTTACCAATATAATCACGCATTTCATTTGCTAAAGCTAATCGCTCTCTCATCATTTCAGTATGTTTTAATTCTGCAAAGTGACCGTCTTGTAAGAAGTCATATGTAATACTTTCTCTTACAGATTGCCAATCTTCTTCATTAATAATACCTTTAAGAATTAATTGTGTTCTTAAAATATCATTAAATAATTCTGTGAATTTCTTTCTTAATCTTTGTACAAATTTTGTAAATTTAAGTTCATCTCTAGTTATTTCTGAGGCTCTACCCATATTAAAACCAGAGTTACTTTCTAATCTACTAACTGGTACATTCAATGAACGATATAGTTTACTTCTAAAGTATTCAATATCATTAATTTCTCCTAGATTTTGACCGCCAGGCAAAGTGCTAATATCAGTACCTCTTCCACCTTCTCTGCTCGGTAACCAAAAATCTTCCAACATTGACATATAGTTTCTGTCATCTCTGATTTCTCCTGTACTTGCGTCATAAACAAGTTTGTTTCTATATCTTGCCATGACATCTCGTAAGTATTGTTCAGCTTTTACTTTTGGTAAATTACCTACATCAATCTTAAATATTCTTCTTTCAGGCGCTCTAGCAATTCTGTAAATTACCGTTGCGTCTTCAATCATTCTTAACTGATTTACAGGTTTAATTGCCTTATGTAAATAAGATAAAACAATATTTTTGTTTTGATCTATAAGGCCTGACGGACAAAATGCGATTGTGTCAGGTGCTATTTTAATACCTGTACCTGTTGTTGTGCCTGATACACCTTTTTCATTGTAAAGATAATATTCAACATATTCATCTACAACGGCCAACATATTAGGGCCAGCGCCTTCAGGTCTTTTCTTTCTGATCTCTCTTATTTTTTTAACTTTACGAGGATCAATATATTTTAATTCTGTTATGCCTTTTGTTGTGGCATTTCTATCAATAATTTTATGATAGTAAATACGGCCATCTACATACCATCTTCTAAAAATGTCGTGGCCTTTTGTATTAAAATTTAATAATCTTAATACTACTTCAAATTCGTCTTCTATTTTTCTTCTAACATCTTTACCATAAGGCAAATTATCTACATTTACTCTTACAGCGTCTTTTAATTCATTAGCTACAACAGCCTCATTGACAATATCCTCTATTGCCATATCACATTCGGGGTGTAAAGCTATTTCTCTATATCTACGTATTAGATCCGCCTCACTCTTTGCCGTACCTTCCATATCAAGGTACTGACCAAAGTAACCACCAGCAGCGATAGTTTGTGTACCATCATCTGCTTGAGTTGTAGTAAAGCTTTGTTTTGGATCGGCTTGTTTTTTTGCCCTTGTAATACTAAATCCAAATAATTCAGCCATTTTATATCTCCTATACTACTACTTATATTAGTTTTAGGAAGATGGCCTGGAGACCAGGCCACCCTCGTATGAATTAAGTAGTTGTATTACTTTCAAAGTATTGGTAATTGAAAGTTACGTCAAACTGTTCAATTGCCGTTTGTTCATCATAAGTCAATTCAATTGGTGCCACTACCGTAGGGAAAACTCCCCTTAGCGTGTACGATTTAACTGTATTACCATTTCTGTCTAAATGATCTACAAACGCATCCACTTGATAGTCAACTGGATTAGTTAAGCCTTCGTTATCAGACATATTGTTGATACCGTTTTGCCATCTTTCAAAAGCATTTCTTA